GCCTCTGTGGCGCTCTTTCTGCCGCCGTCATCCTCAAACTTGACCAGATACTCACCTTCAATCAGCGGCACGGTTGCTTCTGTTGAGTTGCCTGCAATGGATTGAATCAGGTCTGTGCTGTTGCTCCATGTCGCGCTGCCGTCAGTGAGGTTGTTGTGACGGATGTGAACTTTGCCGCTGACTTTTACATCAAGGTCAACAGCCTCGTCCCAGCGAAGCCGCGCACTGTTGTAGCTCTGAGGCTCTAGCGACAAGTTGAGGACGTTGCCAGGGATTGCGGTCTTGCCTGCAAGCGTGAACGTCTGCGTTGTCGTGGGGCCTGTTTTGCCAACAAAGCTACGGGCAGTGATCTGCAGCTCAAAAGATCCGGCTTTTAAGCCTTTGACTTGTAACGACTGTGTTTGGGTTATTTCTTGCTCAAAGTTGTTTTCATCAAGGCGATGCTTAACCACAAACTCCTGCACGTTTGTTACAGGGCTCTTCCAAGTGATGTCCACGCCAGTGCGGACTGTGCTGCCGTCTTCATACAGAAATTCAGTCACCGTGATGTCAGTAACTGCGCCAGGCGTTGCTGAGATATTTGTGATGTCCCGCTGCGTGAGGTTTAGATCCTGCTCGACAGCGTTGTATATGCTTTCGTTGTACTTAAGCGCAGTAACGCTGAACGCACCATCATCCCCCTCAGCAACCGATACAACACGGAATTGCTGCGATTGGATGTCAGTGGTTTGAATCAACCATGGTGCGTTAGCTGCAGGCGCTTCGCTAAATGCTTCGGTGACATTTACAGCGGTGCCATCGATAGTGTCAATGTCCCGCGTTTCAACTAAACCAGTTGGCAAGATTACCGAAACGGTAGGACCGTTGCCCGTGTTGACATCTAAATCAGTTTCGCTGTCAATTGTTATCTGGGAAGTTGTAGCCGAGGAAACGCGACCATTCCTACGTGTTCCACTGCGTAATGGATCTGCGATGTCTACAACCATGCCAGGCCGCAAAACAATGCCTGAATCAATCCCAATTCCAAATGTGCAAGTTTCGTACAAATCTTGTTCACTTAACAGTGTCCACTTGCCAAGCCTGTTGGCCTGCCCCTGCGAGTAGCAACCAACTGCCTTGATGTCTTTGTTGTTGACGCCGTACTTTGAAACTGCGTTTTCGTCTTCAACGTATTCAAAAGAAACTTCGCCTTGCTCGTCGTAGCTTTGATACGCGACCGTCGCACAGGTGTGCCTGCTGCGAAGCGACGAACCAGAGTAAGAAAACAACCCCTCAACCACATTTGATGGTCCTAGCGTGTATTGAGCGTCAGACGGTTTGTCTTGCAAAAGCACAAGCGATCCAGCGCCGTAATACGAAATCCCTCTAAAAATGCTGGTCATCTCTTGAATGACGTTGTAAACCTGCCTGCGCTGATTGATTAAAAGGTTGCAGCTGAATCGCGGCTCTTCGTCACCTTTGCCATCATCAACCAACTCGTTGCAGTATTGACTGATGGCAAAAAAGTCATAACGATCAAGAGACGCCTCAGGTACGCCCGCGCCGTAGCGTGTATCTGTAAGCAAATCGAATAAGCACCAAGCTGGATCGTTTGTCCAAGTTGCTGCAGAAAAAGTCCCATCCCATACGCCGGAATACGTAATCCGTCCTAGATGAGTTGTTGTGTCGACGGTTGCATTGCTGGGAATTCTGACTTTGATTCCCCGAATTAAATACTTGCGCTGCGGGATTGCGTTGAACTGCCGAGAGTCAAACCGCAAACCAACTAAGGCGCTGTTTGGATAACGCAGCTTTGCATCGATGATTTCAGTAAAACTTGACCAGTTGGTCTTGTTCGCCAGTTTTGTGCTGCTTGTGTCTGCAGTGGTACGAACAACTTTGATGTCTACAGGGAAAGCTCCAGACAATGTGAACAGATAGTCTCTCTGATACTGGCTGCTGCTTTTGCCGCTAATCTTGTCGGTTTTGACGCTATTAAAACCGCCAGAGTTGTACTGCACTTGAATATTCAAATTAACGCTAGTGCCGACAATGTCTCCGTCATCTTCAAGTCGTTGAAGCGATGGGACGGTGATAGTTACACGAGCACGATTAACATTAGTGTCAGTAATTTGCCTGGTAACAGAGCTGGCATTTGTCACCTCCACGCCAACAGTAACTTCATTCTCTACATTGCCAAAGTCGCCGGGGATATACGTCTGAGCCTGCGTACCGCTACGGGTGACAACGGTGAAACCTGAGAAGTTGTTGTTGCCTGAAGAATCTTGGATGGGCGTTCCATCAAGAAAAACGCTCTTGTTGCCGTCGTCTAAACCCTCAATTTCACCTTCGCTTATGAGATCAAGGACTTGGCCAAACTGTTTTGACTGGAGCGAATCATCCTGCTCAGTCGGCGTGCTGCTGCCGCCACCACTGCTGCCGCCACCGCCACCTTTGCCGCCGCCGCCACCGCCGCCGCCAGCGCCTGCAATGTACTTTGATTCAGTCATTGTCAAACTTCGTCAGTGTCAAGGCTGGCAGAAATTACTGCTCCGCCAACAAAAACGCGCCCATAAGCTATTGGAACGGGCACGCCTTGCCGGGTCGTGTTGACAATCCCGCTAAAGCTGTTGGATTCCAAGCGGGTTGCTTCGTTTTGCTCCGTAAGGCCAGGTGGCCTTGGCGCTGGTGAAATCAACTGAGCAACCCCGCCAAAAATCAAGCTGGCACCAATCGCACCAATTGCAGTTGCCGCTACGCCGCCAATGATTCCCGCGCCTCCGCCTGCAAGTCCAGCTCCTAGTCCTAAAAAACCCCCAGCTGCTGGGCCAAGAATAATTGCAGCAGCAACCAATCCAACCCCGGCAAGGATCTGCCCAGTTCCTCCTCCCGCTCCCGTCAGTACAGGCGTAATACTGAAGATTTCTTGTTCGCTCCAAGGCAAAAACAGTCCCGACACATCTTCGTCGTGAACAGCTTGTTTGCCTACTGTTACCCGATACCCGACACCACGTTGTTCACTATCTACCAGCCATTTTTCAAGCCCTGAAAAATTAACTAACAGAGCCTTTAATGCCTGCACAGGTGTATCAGCTACAAACTCAAACTGGCCTTGGCCTAACTGCTCTCGCAATGCGCCGTAGACCTTAACGACTTTCATGCCTCAAGGCGCAAGCGGTGTTCTTTGCATAATACCCGCCGTAAACGTCTCTGCTAGACAGCCTTCCCTGTATGTGGTGCAAAACCTGCTGGTCCCCGATGTAGATCGCTGCATGATTCGGCACAGGCGAAGACAGCTGCATCAACAGCGCATCGCCCCGCTGCAGCTCTGACACTGGTATGCGGTGAAAACCCTCTTTTTCAAAGTTGTCTAGATACAGGTTTTGGCCGTTCTCCCACCACTGATCACGCCTTGGATAGTTCTTCAGCTCAAGGCCCCACTCGCGTTTGTACCAGTCGCGGCACAGGCTGTAGCAGTCAACCGTTCCATGGGCAAACTCACGACCCACGTAGGGCAGCTCAAAGCCCTCTGGCTCGCAGTAGCCCCAGTTACCGGTGTTGGGGTTGATGATGTGCCAAGGCAACCCGCTTTGCTCACACGCCACCCGATCAGCCTGTGATGGTGCGTGGTTTGTAACTGGGTGGCTATGAACAACGGCAACGATCTCGCCTTGGTCTTCCACTGCTGCATAGTCCAGCGGGTCAAGCGCAAAATGCTCCTCAGGTGTGACTGCCAGGTTTTTACATGGAAAATACTTGCGGCGACCTTTGACCACCGCCACTAGCCCGCAACATTCTTTGGGGCTTTCCTCGGCAGCGTGCAGCCGAATCTTTTCCATCAGAGACGGTGGCAGCATCATGAGAGCAGCCCCGCCCCAGGGAATGACCCAAACGGCAACTCACCGTTGTCCCCAAACCTTTTCTTACAGCTGCTGAGCCGTTTGCCGCACTTGTCTTGAGCTGTAGTGCTCACGCTGTCATCATTTACGTCGAAAAAGTCGCTGCCGCTATAGCTGCACTCTGAGCTTTTGTATTCCCACTGACAGATGTTTGCCACAACTTGGCGGTTCGGGAGTTGCTTGTTGTCTAGGTCGAACTTGCTGGCAAGCTCAAAGCTAACTACGTCTCGGGTTTCACTTGCCTTTCGATCTACAAACCATTCCTCAACAGGGAATGTCGCGTAAGGATCTGCCGCAGTCTCGCCATCAAGAAACCGTTTCAAGGTGCGAATCCTTTTGATTTTTGCGCCTGTTAAATCGTTGCCGGGTGTTGTTGCGTTGACGCCAAGCAGCAGCGCCGTGATTCCCCCGTTCAGGTTGGCAACGGTCAGTGTGGGGCGTGGCAACGTGCCGGTGTTTGCGTACTCGAAGCCCTCCGCCTTGATTGGCAAGCGAACGTAAGAGTTGCCCGACCAAACAATGTTGCCGTCTACGTCTGCGTTACTGCCTGCGTGAAATCGCAAGATGTCTGTGCTGCCGTGCAGTGTGTTGTCGTAATGCAGCTCAAACAGTTCAATGATTGCGTTCAGTGCC